TTCTCTTCTCCTGGGTTATGCTCTGACAGTCCATAAAGCACAAGGTTCTGAGTGGAGGAAAGTATTCTTCTGTCTCCACCAATCTCATGCAACTATGGTCCAAAGGGAATTGCTTTATACCGCAGTAACTAGGGCAAGGGAAGAACTATATATCATCTGTGAGCCAGAATCTTTTGTGAAAGGAATCTTAAGTCAACGGGTGAAGGGTGATACACTTGAAGAGAAAGCAGAATATTTCAAGGGAAAATTGGATAAACAACAGGAGTTATTATCATGACTGAACTTTATGCAATCTATCATAAGCCCACTGGCAAATATATGCCAGCACAACTTTTTAAAACAACTAAAGGAGGTTATACTTGGTGGGACCCAACTAACCCAGAATACTCTGGCTATGTACCAGATGGTCCAAGATTCTTTTCTTCTCTAAATGCCGCCACAGTAGCTAAAAGTTATTGGTTAAAAGGGGAACACCGTCGCAGAACTTCTGGACATTACGAAGATTTTGAATGTTGGATTGAGTGTAAACCAGCCGCAGTTGTTCGTAAGACAGAAGACATTGAAATTCATGTAATTAACCCAGTAGTAACAAGAGTGATCTAACTTCTATCGGGGGACCCCCTTGACAGCCTAACCGCAAACCGCTATAGTCCACACATCGGCTCACGGGAACTGCCGATTCTATCAAAAGTTCCCTTCTTCCCTCACAATCTTTTCTCTCCTAATAGGAAATCCAAATGGCCGAAGCAATCGTTGCAAATGTTGACCGTCTTGTTACCTCTCCTGAAATGGTTTTCAATTTCAAGAAAGACAAGCTCGGCAACAAGCGTAATTCAATCAAGCTCGTTCCCAAAGTTCCCTCAGTTGATGGTGTAGTTGACATTCTTTCTCGCGGTGATGAGAAGGAAATCCAACTCCTGATGGATGCAGTTTACGATGTTGTTCGTAGTGCTGCTGCTGGTATCATTGGTGATGACGAAAACGTTACTGCTGATAACTTCCCTTACGATCGTGTTACTTGGGCTGCAATCGCATCTCAACCCAAGGAAGATCGTCGCAGTTCTTCTATCAGTGAAGAAGCCTGGACTGCTTTCTGCCAAAGCTACATTAGCTACATGCCCGGAGCTACTGGCAAGTCTGAAGAAGCTGTTTCCAATGCAACTCTTGTTTATCGCAAGAAGTTCGCTCCCTGGAAGTCAGACAAGAAGACTCTGGAAAAGCTGAAGGGCCAGCTTGCTCTGTATATCGAAGGCTGCCCAGATGCAGAACAGCATCAGGAAATCCTGGATATGCTGCTGCGTCGGGTTGATGTTTACCTGAGTGCGGATGATGTGATTGCACTGGCCGCGAATCTGTAATCTCTTATCTTTCACTCCCTGCTCATAGTTTCTGAACTCCTGATTATCCGCGCTGAACAAAGTCAGACGATTGTTCTGATAAGGCAGCAAGATCACATAAAAACTGGTCTCGATAACTGTCCGTAAGTAAGAGACTCCCTGAGTAAAGTGAAACATCCTGGACATGATGTAAAACTGTCCACCTTAATATAGTTATATTGTTGTGCATTGGAACTTTTAGGTAAGAGTTAAAACACCACTTATTTGCAAACGAGTGGGCGCTGAATAGTAAGATAATTGAATAAAGCGCAGACGAAAATCTTGGCCAGTGTGCAACAATATAACTATTCAAGAATTAGTGTCAAAGGTATGGGGCGTCCTAGGGCTGGCGCTTGAAATAAAATTCTAAGTTTGACACAATAGTTGGTCGCCTTAACCAATCATCCTGGGTCATGATGTAAAACTGGCAACGTAGTCTTACGGTAAGGCAGCAAGTTCTGGGTATCCTGCTGTGAAAATAACCCTGTAACCTGAGCATGTTATAAAAAGGCTCCCAACTAATTCATTATCTATCTATACCTTAGAACGTAACTATCTTAATCGGTAGGATGGGCTTCTCACGAACGGAGCCGATTAAGATAAGTCAAAGGTTAAAACTCTTTCGGGAGGCTAGGGTATAGATAAATAATGATCCCATCTTCATGAGGCAGTACGAGTATATCTGGCACAGATTAAAAACAATGCCGTTATCTGAAGCATCTTCCAAAGGTGTATCAGTAACGGCAAATCGTGCTTTACACGCAAGAATCGTAAAAGCAGTCACCAAAGAGAAGTGGAAAGATCTTGCATATAAAGCATCTCTTGCGCCTCTCTGCACTATCCTAACTCATACACGTAACCATGCAATACTAACATTCTATCTCAAACTCAGTGACTCATCCATTAACCTCCTAGATCATAGGCATCTATAACCAATGAGTACCGAACCTGAAGTTAAACGAATCTCCGGCTATATCCTAGCAAGAACTGAGAAAGCAGTTCAGTTTGAATGCTGGGAACTAGCCGGAATTTCTTTGTGTAATGAAAACGGTGACCCAAGAAAAGAATGGTTCCCACTATCTCAATGTCCCAAGATGATGAAAGTAAGAGTTCAATCTGAAATGGATTGGATTGATGTACCTACCTGGATTCTCAGGAAAAGGGGGATGCTCTAAATGTCTGAACAAGCTAAGCCAACAATCCCATTTGAACTCCAAGAGAAAATCCAATCTCTCCAGAATGCTCTCCTAGATCGGCATCCATCCATGCCAACCCTTCTGAGAGAAATCCATACTGCTCTTCGTAAACAACCTGAGAATGTAGTTATCCTTTCAGAAGAAGAGATTGGTATCATCGTAAAAGGTCTTGAAGTACAGACCAATACATTCCTTGCACAAACAGTCACGAAATCAGCAAAGAGTACCAGCGCAGTAGCGAAAGTAAAATCTCTTGGTGCTGATGCATTCTAATCTCTCTCACCTGCTATGCAGGAATTATCTATTCATGCAGCCCTAGTTTTTAGGGCTTTGCTACTTCCAACTTCCACATATAAACTTCTACGAGATTTCTTAGATCTTCCATATGCTCGCTACAAATCCTATGCATTAATCTATACCCCACTAATCCAGGAAATACATAAATGTCTACCCAAGTCAGCGACTTCGATTCATTTCTCGATGATATCGCACTGGACTCAAACCATTCTACCGGATATTCCGGAATGGGATCAGGAGATTCTTCATCAACATCTTGGCACGAACCAGGATATGAAGGATCTATTGATTACCGGATTCGACAACTCTCGTATTCTTCGCTCCTTACGCTCCACACCTGCCCCCGTAAGTTTGAATTATACAAGAAACGTACAGAACACCGGGCCGAAGAAAGTGAAACTTCCACAATCACATTCTCTTTCGGCCATGTCGTTGGAGAAGCTATCCAACTTGCGCTCACTCCGGGAATCTCTTACGAACAAATCGTAATGAAGATGTTCACAACTTGGCACGCAGATCTTTTTAGTTATGATGAGAAAGGTGCCAAGTCTTTTTGGGACGCAATGATTGCTCTCAAAAGATTCCTCTCTCTGCGTGAATCAGGGTTTCTCCAGGAGTATGAACTTGTATTTCATGAAGGGAAACCAGCCTGTGAACTTTCATTCTGTATCAATTTTCCTGATGGCTTCCGGTATCGGGGCTATGTTGATGCTGTATTGCGTCATAAAATTACTGGTGAGGTTCTGGTACTGGAGTGCAAGACAACCGGGAGTAAATCACTATCTCCTACAACTTACAAGAACTCAGCTCAAGCTATCGGCTATTCAATTGTTCTTGACGCTATTTTTGACCAGCTTTCTAGCTATCAAGTCCTTTACCTAATCTATCAAACCCACTCCCGAGATTACACAACCATCCCATTCGTAAAAACATATCTCCAACGTGCCCTATGGATTCAAGAACTCCTTCTAGATATTGAAACAATCAAACTTTATGAATCCGCAGGTGTGTATCCAATGCGTGGAGAGAGTTGTTATAATTTCTTCCGCGATTGTGAGTACCTACAATCTTGCACAATGAGTAATACCTATATCACTAAACCTTGTACACCAGAAGTTGAAGATAAGGAAGTATATCAGATTAATCTATCTCTTGCTGATCTGCTTGAGAATCAACTAGGAAAAACATCTATTCCATTAGAAGAGGCATGATATGAAACTCTCACAAAGAACCGCAACTAAAAACCAGCACATCCTTCTATTCGGACCACCTAAATCAGGTAAATCTTATCTCGCAGGTAAACTATCTTCACACAAAAACCTCCTCTGGTTTGATCTAGAGGGAGGTCACAATGTTCTATTCCAACTACCTCCTGAACAGCAAGAGCGTATCGAACTAATTGATCTTCCAGATACTCGTGGATTTCCGATTGCAATCGAAACGATGCTGAAAGTAATCAAAGGTTCACGCGTAGATATCTGTGAGAAACATGGAAAGGTTGGCTGTGCAATTTGCAAAAAAGAATCAGCCCCTTTCGTAACTGTTGAACTCAACGCCCTTGACAATGACACAGTAGTTGTAGTAGACTCACTAACTCAGCTAACAAATTCTGCAATTGCTCACATCACAAAAAATCAACCAGAAGATTACAAGATGGAGTTTGATGACTGGGGGAACCTAGGTAAACTTATGGATACCTTCCTCTCCTATGTTCAGCAAGCTCCATTCTCAATCATTTGTATCTCTCATGAGACAGAAGTGGATATGGTAGACGGAAAGCCTAAAATTGTGCCTACAGCAGGTACTAGAAATTTCTCTCGTAATACCGCTAAGTATTTCGACGAAGTCTTTTATTGCGAAGTACGAAACAAAAAACATGTGGTCGGTTCTTCCACTACATACGCAAACAACATTCTTACGGGAAGCAGAAGTGGTCAAGTTACGGAATCTGCTGGAGAGGCATCTTTGGTGCCAATCTTTACTGGAGAACGACCTATTAACAGTGAAGTAAAAATAGCACCCTCCCCAGCACAAACTGCAATGACTGCATTGCAAAGACTGCAAGCTAAAACTAAGTAAAGGAATTGAATCATGCCCTATATCCTAATTGGTGGGGCTATCACTCCTCAGTGCGGTAATTCAGTTATTAAGGCTAGTGAGTCCCGTTATGACTTAGAAGAATACGCAGAAAAATATGTTCAAGATAATCCTGGTACAGAAGTACATATCTTTTCTTGGGCATCTGGATATCAATCTAAGATCTCTGTAACTACAGAACGTCTTTGGGATTCTGGATATGTAGAACCTCCTCCTCCTGAAGAAGATCCTGTTCCAGAGACTCTTCCTACCACTGACCCATCTATGGAAAGTCAGGCAGATTAAAACGAAATGACCAATCAAATCAACGAAACCCTATCAACTCGTGCAACAACTCATGGAGATTTCTCAGAAAATTCATATGTAATGCAGCACCTTAAAACTTTTCTTCGTGACCATCCTGGTTGGGAGAAACTATCTGATTATCAGTGTGAATCACTTGATATGATCTGTCACAAAATTGGGAGAATTCTATGCGGTGACCCTAACTTCCCTGACCACTGGTTAGATGTGGCAGGCTATGCAACTCTTGTATATAACATTCTTACCACCGGTAAGTCACATCCCTCAACCCCTGTAACTAAGTAAGTAAAAGGTAACACAACCATGAACACTCAAGCTGATTTCAACATTGATTCCATCCTCGACGGCACTCTTGATGATCTTGCCGATCTTCCTGAATTCAAACCATTTCCTGCTGGCACCCACCGTGCTGTTATGACAATGGAACAGAAGGTGGTTAACAAGCATCCTTGCATTGAAGTAAAACTCAAGGCCCTGGAGACTGTGGAACTGCCTTCAGGTTCTGAAGAAGAGCCAGCTTCGGTAGGTCAGGAAGCAACAGTTCTTTACATGCTTGATAACGAACTGGGCCAAGGCAAATTCAAGAAGCTTCTCAAGCAACTTGCAGAGACCTACGGTACAGACAAGACCAATCGAGAAATCATGGAAGAGTCTCAGAATGCAGAAGTACTGGTAGTCACCACTCTTCGTGCAAATAAGGATAAGACCAAGATGTATATGGATATTGATGCAGTAGCGGTAGCCTAATCATGTAGACCTCCTGAAATATGGGGGTCTATTTATTAGTCTATTCCCTCATCGCACCGATAGCTTAGTGGTTAAAGCAGTGTTCTCATAAAGCATTGATCGTCAGTTCGAATCTGACTCGGTGCACCACACAGTTAGGAATCTATATGAGCATTCCAATCCCACACGAACCTGATAATCCAGATTTCAAACCACTACCTTCCCCATCAACCAATCCCTCCAAACCAAACTTAAAGGATTTTGATCATGCAAGCAATTGGATCACAAGCCCAACTAACCCTGCCATTGAAATCAACACCATCACCGGACGTATGCGAACAAAAGATTTCTCTCGCCCAGAGAACTATCCTAAAAGTATTTGAACTAGACGGTGTTCTCTACCTCCGGGTAATTCCAGGAAAGAAACTATTCCGATCCACGATGGTTCATGAAGTTGTGAATCGTGGAGATATTTTCGCAGTGAGGCTAGAGGATTCAGTACTCACAATTGTCC